TCATTTAGGAGAACGCTACGGAAATAGCGTAGCGTAGTAGGGACAGGACGGACTAAGGAGTCCTGTTCCTACTTTTCCTTCGCGAATTATTCCTTATATATATAAGGAGTCTGACTGCTCAAGGAATGATAGTGTTTTGAAAGTGGATTAGAAAGTGCTGATTGGCAATATACAAGCCACTGTCAGACAATATCTTATTAGCTTTATGGAGGCGTTTAAGATAGCGATAAAAGGTGCTTTCCGATACTTCCAGCTTTTCAATGATATGACGACATAAATCACCCGCTTGCCACTGCTTGCTACCCATCTCAGTTAAGAACCTTTTATCGTCAACAGCCTTGTGTGCGCCTGGCTTCTTTAGCTTATCTGGGTTGAGTGCAAAGTTAGCTTGGAACAGCGGGTAATGCCACTGAACGACAAAGCTATCTACTGGCGGGAAGTTACGCAGTGTGATGTCACAAGTGTAAGTCTTCTCATCCTCCTCGTGGGCAGTCAGAACGACCAACGTATCTGGATTACGGGCGAACACGCCCGACCCACTGAAGCGGTCAATCGACTCTGCACCCGACTTGTTACCCTTGGAGAAGTGATGTGATAGGATGATTGACAGATTGTGGCGTGTGGCTAGGTACTCAAACTCATTCATCAGACTTGACATATCACCCGCGCTGTTCTCGTCTCTCTCACCCATCAGCATATAGTTTGGGTCAAGGATGATCGCTTGGTATCCCTTGCCTTCAATCTGCTTCTCAATCATAGGACGGATGAGAGTCAAGTCGGCAGCGTGACCTCTCAGCGTCCAGACATCGAAGTCATCGGCCTTGTCTTCTAGTCCTTTGGCTTTAATCACATCGGCTAAACGATTGCGGAACGACCACTCTTGGATCTCAAAATTAATAAACAACACCCGCGACATCTTGCACTGCTGCCCCCACCAAGGCACGCCAGCGTGTAACGAAAGGGCTAGGTCGATTAGACTCCAGCTCTTAAACGCCTTGCTTCCTCCGCCCAGCAACATCTTCCCGCCTCTGTGCAACATTCCCTCAATTAACGTCTCTGGTGCGGGTAAGTCTTCCTTAACAAGTTGTGCATAAGATTTGATCGGCGGCCACTCGTCCGTCTTCGGTTTGATACCAAGTGCTACTGCTGGCTCTATCATTTTCCTCCTTTGCAAAACCATAATAGGCTTTGCATTTTGTCTTCTCTCTTTGCCCCAGGAATCCTAACGGGTTGACTGGGTTTGAATGTTGCAGGATCGCATCCTAACGGAATAAGAAAAGCTTTTAACTGTTCCACCCATTCGTTCTTAGGTGGCATCTCAAACCAACCATGCAAGCTCTTTCCGCCAGTATTAACAACAGCGTGTAGTTTCATGCTAAACAAGTCACGCATCAATTGGAACACCGCGCCCATCTGTGGCTTTGTGAGAACATCCGACTCGACAACCAAGAAAATCCTATCCTCAACCGTATCGTTGGACCTACTGACTGTGCCTTGCTTATAGGTCGCGCCAGTTGTGTACTGCCCAATCGGCTCGTCCAGCTTCTTCCACTCGTAAGCAGTGCGGAAGTTCTGTGGATGCTTGCCGCTATCCGTCACGTTACCTATCCAGATGTTATCGACAGCGTTGAACAGCGACAGGAACAACTGATAGTCTTGCGTTGGATCGTCCAGCTTGGTGGGACTTTCCTCAAACATATCTGCCGTCTCCCAATTGTAGTGCGTGAGGTAGCGTTGCTTGTTTGATTCAGCAACAGTCTTAATCCTATCCAGCACCTCGGAGTGTGGATCTTTCTTGATGACCAGCTTGGGTACGGCTGTGCCACCCGACATAATGTTGACTGGCTTGTAAAGCACATCGCTGGATATAGCTCGGCGCAGCTTGCGGTTAGCCTCATCCCGATACGGCGTGCAGGAGGTATGCCAGCAGAAGATAGTCGGCGCGCCATCTACGAACACCGTTGTATCTCTGATGCGAGTGTGGCTGGTATGTGCAGCCTCGCCTGGACACTTGCACAGCCCGTGATTCTCGGACTGCCAATCCACTTGGCCTACGATCTCTTCAGCTTGCCGTTGTGCTGTTGTCATAGAAATTCAAACTGGCTCTGATTCAAGGGGTAGACACACTGAGGAAACGCCCGATGCAAGATCTCCTTGCATACCACAACGCCAGTTAGTTATTTGCTTTCTAGTTCTATTGCCTTTTTGGATGCCTCAACAATATCCTGCGCTGTAATATTGCGCAGGGCATTGCACCAGTATTGCGTCTTGGGAGTCTTGTTGGTCGCATCCTTACACTTAGCCTGTGGCAACCCAGCGTGCGGACGGCAAGGTGCGTGTGGGCAAGTATCGGGTTTGAACACCGATACGTTCTTACTATAATAAGTCATTCTGTCTTCTGGGGAATACGAACCCCACAGCGACACGCACGGCGTATCCAACCCAGCAGCCATGTGATTGACTGAACTATCGGGCGCAACAACGAAGTCAGCCCCGCTAATAATCGGGAACAGCGAGCGCACAGCCTTGGTGCAGTTGAATAAGTCAATCACTCGCGGATGATCCACCTTAAAGTTGTTTGAGTTATCCAGCCCAATAATCACAGCGTGATGTTTGGGATAAGCCTCAAGCAACGCCAGCACTGCCTCCTGCCCCATCGTTGGCGGGTAGGTGCGGGTAGGACCGCTGGACGAAACGTGATAAGCAAAGAACGGACTAGGCAACGGCCACTTTCCCATCGCCTTTAGCTCTTCATGGTCTGGCTCGATGAGATGTAGGACTGGCTTACAATACTTCGCCATCGTCTTCTCATCCCAAACCCCCATCCACTCGTAGATCCGCTGGTAGCAGTTGCCAGGACCAGTGCCTAGCTTGGTGTTGCCTACCTGTCCGCTGAACAAATCGTCAGTAGGTAGGTGTGCATCAAAAGAATCCCAAGCCTCCAGCGAGGAGGGCAACGGCCACAGCCTTGCACCCAGCCCAGCGTAGAGAGGTAGGTTGCGAGCAGGCGCGTAAACTTCCACAACCCCACCCGACTCCTGCACCAAGTAGTTGACGAAGGCAGTCGCGATGATCGCGTCACCAATTGCGCCAGCGCGGTAGACGGCTGTTGCCCCACCAGTAGCGCGCCCCTTGTAGTAAGGCTTGATCTTGTGTGGGCAAGGGATTGACTCGTCCCAGGTTGGTCCAGTCAGCTCATCGGGCAGCACATAGGTAGTGCGGGGGTAAAGCATATTGTCATCGACTTTGTGAATTGCGTTAGTGTTATTTGTCCATAGTTTCATTTGTTATCCTCCATTATTTTGTTGATACATCTGATAATTTCCGCCGCGACTTGCGGGACGATGGCGTTACCAAGGGCGTGGCATCTGTCCACCCTATTGGATACCCCATCAAGTATTCTACAAATTGAGGATTCAGATTCTTCTGACCATTCTCCAATGCTGCTACAGCATCCTTCAGCTTTACTCCCCATCTCACGCCCTTCTTGTTCTTTCTGTACCAACCCTTCCCATCGTTCTCCGCCTTGACAACTCCGCCTTCCAACTCGCAGGCTCTTGGACTCGGCCACATCCATTGCACAGATCCAGACTCTATCTCTTCTGTGCGGAGCATTGACGGCACAAGCTGGAATAACAAACGATTGGACCTCGTAATCTTTGCCTTCCAGGTCAGACAACGCCTGGTCGAGTGCCATGTTTTTGATGCCAGCAACATTTTCGCCAAGCACCCAAGTGGGCCTGGCTTCGCATATAACTCTAAACATTTCAGGCCAGAGATAGCGGTCATCTGCTTGTCCTCGTTTTCTTCCGACATCGCTAAACGGTTGGCATGGAAACCCACCTGTGAGAAGAGTGACTCCTGCGTATAGCTCGCCTCGTACTTCTCGGATGTCTTTGTGGCACGGGACTTCTGGCCAATGCTTTTTGAGGACTGCTTGTGCGTAGGGTTCGTTGTCACAGAAGCCAACGGTTCTATATCCATTCCACTTTGCTGCCAAGGCAAATCCTCCGATCCCGCTAAATAAGTCGAGGTGGGTTTTTTCATTCATACGCTCTGCATCTGGTAAGCGTGGTCAACCAATTCCCTAACGCATTTGGAATACTCTTCCTCGGCACTGCTGTAACAAAATATCTCGGTTCTAAACCCACCAGCCTCGACCCAAAGCTTCCATCTCAAGTTCTGCTCATCCCACTCCTTCTTCACCTGCATTGCCAGCTCATCCTTGCTTTTCATTCCTCACCCACCACTTCTTTGCACACCAGGCTCGCAGCATCGACCATAGTTATGATCTGGATCATATCTATCGCGTGTCCATGAGTCGCGCGATCCCTCTCAACTACAAGCTTATTGCGTGCAATGAGAAGGATCTCTCGCGCCCACTTGAGGCGATCTTTAGCCTCGACTTGCATTACGAACCAGATCGCATCCGAAACTTGCGTGGCTTACTCTTGCCTGCTGCGGATAGGGCAATGGCAATCATCTGCTCGCGTGAGCGAGGCTTACCGCATGCTCCACGCTCGCTACCTTTCCTGCGATTATCCCTAGCCAGCTCACTCATATTCTTCGATACGTCTTTACCTAATGGCATATTCTGTTTTCCTTTCTGTTTATGGTTGTTCCGACTTGTGAAGATCGTAGTAAAAAGAATCTGTATCCTC